GCTGGGCACCTGAAAATAAGGCTGCTCGGTGTACGCGACGAACCAATTCGGCACCAGAGGCACGCCGTTGTTCGACACAGAGATTGCAGCGATGCCGCCCACGTAGAGACCTGGGAGCGTGGCGAAGCCGCGCAGGTTCTGGTAGCTGATGTAGAGCGTCGCCGGATAATTCAAGGTCAGCGACGGGAAGCCTTCATACCCGCACTCGGCCACGCCGTTGGTGTTGGCCGCGCCGCCGTCGAGCGTGGCGAAGTTGGTGAAGATCCCGCTGAAGGCATTGTTCTGGTTCGTCACCGTGCCATTGCCTGAAGTGCTGACAACAGCCGTCGACGGGAAGTAGATGTCGCCCTTTTGGCCAGCGTTGTAGCCGAAGACGAAGGGATGCTCCTGGCACGTCGATAGCTCTTGAGTCATCTTTCCCGCCAGATTGAAGCTCTGCAACTTCAGGTAGAACAGGTGGCCCATGAGTTGAGTGTTCGACTGATAGGTCGCGAACTGATACTGCGGCCCGAGGAAGGCGAAGTAGGCGCCGATGGTGTGGGCCAGCGCGGCCGTGCCGTAAGCGCCGCGCCGCAGGTAAGTGAGGTTGTAGCGTCCAGCCCCGGTCAGCGCAGCGTTCTCGTATGCGATCAACTCGCTCGATTCGCCTCCCTGGTCCACGATGGCGCACAACGTCGCCAGTTTGTCGGCCAGGAACTGAGTGACCGAAACCAACTCCGCGCCGCTCGAAAGCGAGATGTCCACGCCGAGCGTATCGGTCAGATCGGGGTCGGGACTTGACGGGAGGTTCGTAGTCAGCAGGCCAAGCGCAGAGGGCGCTACCACCGTTCCGATCTGCGTGTATGTGACGCCGTCGAGCGAGAGATACACGTTCGCGCCGCCCCAGGCAGGATTGCTCGAAGCCGCGGCGATCTGCACCAGGTAGGGCACGCTGTTCTGCGTAATTGTGTTCTGAATGACCACCGGAACCGCGTCGCCCGGAGCGGAGCTCGATAAGTTGGGCTGGAAGCTGCTCGGCGCTTGCTTCGGATAGATCGTGACGTTGCCGCTGCCGTAAGTCCACTGCTCGGCCTCGACCGAGAGCCGGCCGTCGGGATCATCCTCGATCTGCGTGATGCGCACGTTCTCGCCGGTCGGCAGCGTGACGATGTCCATCGGCTCGATGTAGCTGAACCAGAAGGGGAGCCAGAATTTGTAGGTGTTGCGGATGTAGCACTGGCGCTTCAGGCGCAGGTTCAGCGCCCACGTCGCCGCGGCTGCGGTGGTGATCCAATCCCAGGTCTGCGGCGACTCGATTCGCCGGCCATAGTCGTTGACGAAGGCGTCGTTCTGCTCGTTGATGAGTTCGTTGTTGTAGTCATTTGCGCGATTGCACCACTGCGCCTGCACATAGTTCAAGCAGTCCTGTGGGGCCTTCTGGGCCACCTGGAGCACATCGTCGCTGGTGCTGCTGCCTGCCTTGGTCTCCGAGGGCGAAAGCAGATTGTTCCACGTGAAAACAGCGACTGGCGTGGTGTTTGGCGTGTAGGTGTAGCCATTGCCCACACAGGTCGCGTCGCCGTAAGGGATGAGCTTAAGCAGGCCTCCAGACCACACCGCGCCGACGTTTCCGGTCTCGATGATGTTGCTGAGTGCCTCGGAGACCGAGGTCTGCGTATCGAGCGACGACGAGAGCAGGTAACCGTTCGCGGCCCAGTAAGCATAGGCGCTCGTCCAGGCGTCCACGTTGGCCGATGGGAAGCCCACGCCGAGGAACGCGTCGTAGAGCAGCGTGCGGAAGGCGTCGCAGGGGTGCGCGTCAAGGCCTCCACCGGGGAAGATGTTCAGCCCGACGACCTCGTAGTTATAACTCGGCAGCACGGCCGACTCGCCCAGGGCCATCGGGTTGGCCAGCAGATAGCAGATGCCCGTGTAGCCAAAGTCTGAGCCGGGGTACTTCGACTGCATGTAACTGGCGGGCGTCTGGCCGAGCGTGCCGCCGAAGAAGGTCAGGTTCAGGGTGCTGGTGTTGGTGACGCTGGAGTCGCTCGACGTGTAAGTGTAAGTGATGTAGACATAGACCCCGGCCAGGTTCGAGGCGAAGGTGTAGACGCCGCTGCTCTCGGTATAATCGCTGCCCTGGTTCAGCGGAGCGCCGGTGTCCACGCGCACCACGCCGCCGTCAGACCAGAAGTACTGCTGGACGTTGGTCGAGACCTGGTAGGGGCCGCTGAGCGGAATCTCCGCGGCCTGAGTCTGCTCGAAGTAATAGAGCGAGAAGACGGCGCTGTAACAGATCGTGACCACCGCGCCGGCGTCCGCGGCTGCGAAGGTGTAACTCGAAGTCGAAGCGTTGAAGGAGTACTGCCCGGCCGCCGGCGTGCCGGTGACCTTCGTCAGCGGCACCGACTGCGTGCCGGTCAGGGTGCGCGAACCGCCGCTGCCGTAGTCGTTGGCGACGACCGAGTAAGTTGCGGCCTTTGAGACTCCCAAGTCCTGCTGGATCGGCGGCGAGCCCGCTGCGGACATGGGGGTGACCGTGCCGCCTCCCGGGGGAACGGTGTAGGTGTAGGAGCCGCTTTCATTCTGCAGCTTGCCTTGCTGGTCCCAGACGTTCAGCAGGCCCAGGCAGCCGCCCGATGCGCTTCCCGAGGCGAGCGCGAGTTGCACGTCGGCATAGTAGTCGTATGCCGTGTCGCCCTTGCCGCCGCCGAGTCCTTTGCCGCCACCCGAGTTGGGCGCGGTGACCGCATAGAAGCCGCCGTAGAACAGGAGCTTGGCCGCGACGCGACGAGTGCCGAAGATGATGGGAGCCGTAGTGCCGAAGACGCTCTGCGTGAGTTGCAGGTTGTGCAGCTCTCCCGAGTACCGCGCTTGCCCGGCCTGGCTCTGTCCGAAGATGCCCATCGCTTAACTCGCCTTCCAGAGCGTGAAGTACCTGCGGGTGTATGCGCCCAGCTTGCCCTCGTCGACAGTGCCCTTCTGGCAGCCGTGGATGGGCAGGACGTGAATGATCTCACCACCCCAGCGACATGGACCCGTCGCCGGGGACCCCGGAACACGCTGCCAATCGAGCACAATGGCCGCGTGGCCGTGCGCCTGGCCGGATTTGTAAAGCACGATGTCGCCGGTCTTCACCTGAGCCTCGGTGACCTCTGTGGCACCGTAGGACATGACGTAATTCACCAGGCGCTCTTCTTTGCTGTTGGTCGCAAGCTGAGGCGTGTACCAGCGGGGCAGCGGCGCATCGCCGGCGAGCACTCCAGCGGCTTTCGCCACGCAGAACAGGAACTGGGCGCAGTTGACGCCGACGCCCTTCAGAGCGCCGTTGGCGTGGTAGGGCGTGTCGATCCAGGACTCGGCTTCGGTTGCGATAGCGGTGCGGAACTCTGTCTCTGTCATTGGCCGATTGCCGCCTCCGGAACGGGTGTCGCGGGCTGGCCGCCGTAGTTGGTCATTGCGTTGGTCGCGCCTTGCAAGTCCGTGCAGGAGACCAGCGTCTTGTTGCAGCCCTGCCGGATGGAGAAGGTGTCGCCGGCCTGAATCGCGGAGATCGGCTGCACGTCGAGCTGCAGCTCATCCACGTTGGGGTTGCCGTTGACCTGAGTGCCCCACATGCGCACGAAGTAAGAGAGACCGGCGTTCGCGCCCGTGAGCCAAGTGAGGACGCCCTGCGTGAAGGTTCCATTGGCCGAGGTCGGCGCCAGGTGCGCGGTGGTGGTGAAGAGATACGGGTAGAGCACCGAGGCGACCGCGCCCGTCTTGGTGAAGGTGGCCGCGGCGAGCGTGCAGCCCGCGTCGTAAAGCGTGTGCGAGCAGGAGGCCTGGAAGACCCGGCGGGGCACCTGAATGTTCAGCAGGTACATCATGTCCTGCACGGTGATCTGCGCCTTGGTCATGCCGATGTTGCCGATGTTGGCCACCTGGCCGACGAACTTCGTCTCCACCAGCGAGCCGCCCGTCGGGCCGGTCAATGCGGGGAAGGCATAGCCGGGAAGGAAGCTCGAGTTGTAGAGCGTGTAGACGGTCACATTCGCGTCGCCCAACAGGCCGTACTTGATGCCGTCGAGCAGCAGGATCAGGCTCGATGTGCCGGGAAAGTAGACGGGCACCTGGTTATCGGCGAAGACGGTCAGGTCGCAGGAGTTCGATTCGAGACCGATCTTCGTCGTGACGGACCCACGCGACCAGGCTCCAAACTGCGACGGCTGGTAGGTGTTGCCGCCGAACTTCACCGGGAGTTGGCTGTCGGTCGCATAGATCGTCTGGCCGTTCTTGACCGGGCCGATGGCAAAGAGGGTTCGCACCTCGATGGGCACACCGGAGGCAAGCAGCGCCATGAGGTCTGCGGAGTAGGCTTTCATTTGCGCCGCCTTAGAGATTGATGGTTTCGAGCTTCAGGGACTCGAGTTCCCAAAGCTGATAGAGCAGTTCGTTCATGTCCAGAAGGTCTTCGTCGAACTTGCAAAGGTAGCTGTAATTGCCTGCCCAGGAGAGAACGACGCCAGCGGCCGGCGCGGTGTTGAAGGTGACCCATGCCCCGCCCTGCGGCGGCGCTGTGAGGCTGGCCACCGTGTACGCGGAGCCCGAGACCACTGTGCCGTTCGCGTAGATGCCCACCAGCAGCGTGATGTTCTGGATGAGTTCGAGGAGCGTCAAGGTCGTTGCGCCGAACGGTATTCCCGAGCGCCAGAGCGGGAAACTGGTGGTGACCCCGTCGCCCACGGCAAAGAAGCCGTTGCATTGGGGGATGGCCCCCGTGGCCGGAACCTGCGCGACGCTCATGTTGGCGAGGCTGTACTGACTGGGATCGAACAGGAACCAGCCGTAACCGCCGCGGCAGGC